ACGGGTGTGCTGGGTCTTCTACGTACTTGTCTGGGTTGAACATTGGGAGTCCTGTTAGACCTAATTGTTTGATTAGGAATGATTTGCCTGCTCCTGCTCCTCCCGCCATTACTATTGCTTTTGGGGCGTTGGTAGACTCTAGGATTAGATCTGATAGTTTTATCATTGTTGTTAGTATTTACTGTTCTTCTCTTTTTTACTTTTACTTTTTTTGTTGATTGAATCATTGCAGCGTGTGCTCTTCCATTAGTATTTACTACTCCACTTCTTCTACCGCTATGATAAGTTACGTTAGTACCTCTATATCTATTATAATTAGGGTGGTAGTTTACTCTACCTCTATATCCATATAGGCTACTCCATCCGTAGTTGTTCCATCCATTATTACGGTACCTATTGTATCCCCATCCGTGATTGTTCCAGCCATAGTGTATACCGTATCCCCATCTATCATACCCGAATGGTGACCATCTATGAGGTTGGCCCCAAGAGTTCCATCCACTGTATCCCCATACCCAGTCGTTCCACATTTCGCTTCTGCTATAGTATGGGTTGTAAAAACTATACCTATTACCTAATATTCTACTATTCCAATCAAATGATCTAGGTTGTCTTAAAGCATATTGGGCAAAATCGTACCTAAAATTGAAATCTGTTCTCAGTAGCCTTTGAAGTTCAAACTCATTATCTATTACGGTTACTTCTGCATCTGATCCTTCTATAACGTAGATTGGATCATGATTTAGAGTACTTACTTGAAAAGAAGCACATCCCGTCAATAATGTTACTAGTACTAAAAATAACGATTTCTTCATATATTACAGTTTTAATGTTGTTGGGTAACTCTTATAAATAGGTTCCGTATTAGGGTTCTCTAATAGGTACAGCTTGTATATAGTCTTAAATAAGTCAAAATTATAATCTATTTCATCGATTATTTTTATTTGCCAACCCTTACCTTGGTATGCACCTTTCTTTTTAGAGGCAGATCTTGTACTTGATTTTAACCATATAATACCTGTCCTATCAATTTTTATACCTTTTGCTTCTTCGATTGCTTTTGCATAAGCAGCTAATTGTAAATTATACGAACGGTGTAAATTATTAGAAGTTTTTATATCTAATAACCATGTTTCTCCGTCCATCTTTACCAGTAAATCAGCGGTTCCTGCATATTTGAACTCATCGGAATATACAAACTCTTCTGCAGATATAAGTTCCGGTTTGTGAGTAGACCAGAAATCATAGAATTTTAGTATCATCTCCCATACTAGCTGTGAATACTTAGCACTGCCGTAATCATCCATCCAGTTTACCTCTTTACCTAATACTAAAGCTTCGGCTGCCTCATGTACTTGAGTTCCTTCCTTACCTGCTTTACGCATAATTAAGTCAGCATTATGTCCTACATCTTTTAACCAATTATCAAAGAACTTATTCTTAGGCATATACTGTAAGATTGTTGTCACTGAAGGGTAGAATTTTCCTTCGTCTCTTTTGTACACTCTTCTGTCTAAGAAATTAATCTGTTTTAATTTAGGTTTAAAATCTAATCTGTTCTTTGCATTCTCTTTAAGGATATTTGTACCTTGTCTAATCATAAATTTAGTTTTTGCATCATTATCTTAGTAAAGTCTAATTCAGCTGCGTTCTGTACTAGTTCGGTAAATTGTTTAAATCCCATTTCTGAGGGATCTTTACCTGATAGTTCAATTAAAAATACTCTAAAGCCAGCAGCTATTAGTTTTTCTGCTATTTCTAGTGCTTGTACTTGTGCATCAGTATCTAATGCGATGTATATGTCTGTTAATTTTCCTGTTAATATTCTCTTCCATAATGCTGGTGATAGGCTTTTTCCTAGTATAGGAACTGCGTTTCTACGTATAGACATAGCATCAAAAGCTCCTTCACATAGAATTATCGGTTGATCCCAGTTAATTAAATTCTCAAAAAATACTATATCTTTAGAAGCTTCTGGATTTTTGTATTTAAAATAAGCTCCTTCGTAAGTTCTTCCAACAAAATAATTGAGCCTATTGGACTCAGAATAGCTTGGGATAATAATTCGTCCTCCATAGTCTCCAGTTGTTGTGTATCCAATATTATATTTAATAAAATCATTGTGGCTAAGTCCTCGTTCATTTAAATACTTTCTAATTTTATTAGCTATTATCGATGTATTTGAAGCTGTTACTAATGATTGGAACTCTTTTGGTAGTTCTACAACATCATCATTTTTATATTCATACTTAATACCTTTTTTAACATACTTAAGTACTTCTTGTGCTTCGCTTTTTGGTAGTTTTAATTGCTTTACTAAAGAGTATATGGATTGACCTCTAGATTTACATACCCAACATTCCCAGAAGTTCTTACCTTCTTCGTTAGTAACCATATTAATCTCAAGCTTGGGTTTACGGTGATTACAGAAAGGACAGTGAAAAGCGTAGTTATCTCTAGCTCGTTTTTGACTCTTACCTAGTATATTCTCTATTGACCCTAATAAAAAAGTATAATCCATACATAACAATTATTACATATAAGATAAGAAAAATAAATGTAATTACCAACTATACGTCAGTCATTTTTAATTTACCTGATTTTGGATGTACCATGAAGTTGTCAGGTCTTATATCCAATTCGTCTGGGTCTATACCTAAATTTGTAGATTCTTTTTCTAAAGCTTCTATAAATTCATTAGAGACCTCTCCTTTATATTCACCCATAACCTCCATTGTAATAATACCTAATTTAGTATCCAACTTCTCTACATCGTAGATAAAGACAAAGTTGTTAGTTTTTTTTCCTTTAAGAATCTCGGCATGTTCTATTTCTACTTCATCTGTTGTAACTTTTACAGCTTTTCCGTTGAGTAGGTAGACTGAGCCATAATCTCCAGAACCTAGGTACTTACCTCCCTGGTCTTGTATTTTGTCTATTTCTCGACTAAAACCTGGATCATATTCTAGAGGACCCTCTAATATGATTTTAGATAATTTCATTATTCTGTTTCTAAGTTGAAATGAAAGTTAATTTTAGGATGGTAATCTCTTTCTCCAGGATCTGATTCAAAGAACCTATTAGCGCTCTGTATTTCATATCCTTTATTTTTTAAATGTAATTTAATACTATCAAATATATCTTCTGGTAAATCGTTTTTGATTATAAAGTCTACCATACCGAATCCTTTTCCTTTTAGTGGATCATCATCTTTTCTATCCTGGCTGTATTCTGCCATTCTTACATGAGGTTCAAATTCTCCGTATTTGCTTCTTAACTCCGATTGCAAAGAATTAGCTTGATTATCGTAGTTGCTTTCGTTTAGTATTATTTTAGTTAAATTTATCACAATTTTATTACTTTTAGTTTTAAGTCTCCTGTACCTTTAATTAATCGGTGGTATACTCCTCTTCTTATAAATAGACGTTTTAATGTCTCTGGTGTATTATTATCGTATTGGAACTTCCAATCTGTTTCTTGAAGAGGTTCTATTATACGGTCTTCATAGTCTCTATGCCATACTAGTTCTTTCTCATCTACATTATCTGTAAATGTTCTTACTTCTCCTTCTTCTATGTACGGTCTACCAGTATCCACTAAAGTTTCTTGATCCTCCTAATGACTTCCAGTAGCGTCCGATATTACATGCCCAGTACCCCGGTTTTGTTTTATCCTTCTTAGTTGCACATTTATGACGTGCTGCAAAGGATGATCTTGCTCCAGGTTCATCTATCTTAACATTTAATCCTGTTGTACCACCAAAAGATACTTTTTGTACATTTCCTTTTTTATTTTTGACATAAACGTAGAATTTTTTAGAACCTCCTCGTTTAGGTTTATTAAGCGGTACTTCCTTACCTTGGTACTCTGCTTCGTTAAGAATAAACTTATCTACCCAAACATCATGAGTTATATTATAAAGTACTTTATCTGACATTCTATCTGTATATACTTTTATTACTGTATCTGATTGGCGGTTATGGTTGATATTCATGTCTTGTAACTTATCAATCATATCTTCATAGTTTCTAGGTGCTACTCCTAAAAGGGCATGTTTTCTATCATCTTCCCCACCTTCTTCATATGAACCTTCCTCCATTGGTAGATCTAAAGGTACCTTTTGTCCTTCGTATTGGCCGTATAAGCCAATATCTGTATCTTCTAGCAGTTGAGTATCTGCTTCATTGAGTTGAATATACCCGTCTCTCCAAGAGTCTCTTGCTTCTCTAAATAGTTGTATAAACTTATCGCTAGAGTAACGGTAGACATTCTCATGTAATGAGAGATCATTGTCTAAGTGGTACTGTAGAGTGGGTAGTCCTACTAAGTCTTTAATTTTTATCATCTGAAAAGTCTTTTCTATAAAATTTACCGAGGATATTGTCGTTTATATAGTTATTACGAGTTTCTAATACCTCTTTAATAAATAGGTGTTTTGTTTCAAAGTAAGTTAATTGCTTCTTATTCTTAACATACTTGATTATATCTCTCTTGAATTGTCTAACTTCTCCGTTCCTTACTAATTCTAGTATTTCTTTTTGAGAGCCATAGTATGTTTGCCAATCTGATTCTTTAATAACCTT